AATCCCTATGAAAAACCCGAGAAGTTGATTCTGAAAAAGTGTGGCGTCAGTGAACCCTTCAATGATTGGGCGACCAAGCACGGGCAAAAGTACGAAGATGAAGCTCGACAGATCTACGAGGAACGTCACAATCAACAGGTCTTTGAGATCGGTTTGGAACCCCACCATACCCTCGACTGGATCGGTGGTTCGCCTGATGGCATCACTCATAGCGGAAGACTTTTGGAGATCAAGTGCCCGAGGTCACGAGCCATTGGTGATGGAACGCCACCTGAATACTACTATGCACAAGTGCAGGTGCTCATGGAATGCCTCGAATTGGAAGTCTGTGACTTTGTGCAGTATCGACCTGCCGAAATCACCTACCCCAAGCCTGCCGAGTTTGTCTGCGTGGAGATCCCACGGAATCGCGAGTGGTGGGCGACCAATATGCCCATCATGAAGGCATTCTGGGATAAGGTCCTGTGGCACCGAGAGCACGGCCATCAAGAACTGCTTCCTGCGCCGAAGCCTACGATCGATGATCTGATCAAGGAGATTGAAGGTCTCGAGGGACAACTCACCAAGGTGAAGAAGATGGCTCTCGAGATCGCCAAGGAACATTCGACCCTGAAGACGGGTCGGTGGTCTAACGAGGATGAAGAGTGGCTCCTGAAAAACAAGGACAAGAAATTGGAAGAACTTGCAGAGCACCTGAAGCGAACGGTCAAGGCCACCAAGATGCGTCTGGATAAATTGATCAAGGAGCAACCCAAGCAGGAGTGGACGGTCAAGGTGGTCGAGGAGGACGACATCTAAAACCCAGCTTTACTTTGAACCCACGGAAGCGTCTGCCTCCCTGGAAGATTGGGAGCGCGGCAGACGAAGCGAATGATGAAGTGATTGACCTCCTTACCACCGGAAGGGTTCGGGATGAGAGCCCCATTCTGGTTATATAACTTCACGGTCAATCTGTCCAAATGTTCTATAGGATGAATAAATTGTGTAATTTGGTCGTAATTGTCTCTGAATGTAATCAATTGATCCGACGAAGGAACATCATCGACCGTGATTATGGACGCGAAGGCACCACGGGCAACGGACTGGACCGGTGAAACAGCTGCGGTTGTCGGCGGATCCTTGGTGAGTCGGTCGTTGAAGTTGGATTCCAGTTCGCGTACTCGCATATAGAGATGTTCCACAGATCCACGGGTGTGGACGTGGAGACCCAACAGACGTGCTTGAACCACCTGTTTCAAAGGTGTATTGAAGTACACAGTGAAAGTATTGGCACTCGTTTGATCCAGCGTATCGAACGTGATAGTGTGATATTCGTAGTTGAAGTCTGGCAAGCCAGTTGAAACATACGATGACCTAGCCATTATTACTTAGCCAAGAGAATAGCGAGCACCAAAAGAACGACGGCGATCGGAATCAGGATCTGAGCATATTTGGTAGGAACACCCATGAATTCTCTGCGGGGCAATAGGGCTCCGACGGGTTCCGTGGGCGCTTCTGGATTATTCTTATTTCGGGTAGCAGAACGATAGTAGTTGATCAACTTGCGTGCGAATGTATTCTCGGTCCCTGGTGTCACAGGCGGTGCAATGTTAGGTTCCAGGCGCTTGTCATCTTCATCCTGCTGCTTGGTGGCGAATCGCTTATCCTTGGTGCCTTGGACGTTCAACTTGAGAACGAACTCTTCGGTGTCTGTTCCGGCATTGTCAAAGGGGTACAGAATGAATGAACTTGTGATCGTGTCATAATAGTAGATGGACACTTTGATGGCTTCCATGATTGGAACTGTTTTTTCAACACTTATGTGGTCATTCAGCGAACTCATCACGTAATTATTGGATTGAGGATCGGTGACCTGTGGTACAATGAGTGTTCCCGTATAGGAAAAATTGAAACGATTAGTCGCGGCGTTTACAAAAGTAATGAGTCCAGAAACAACACCAGAATTCGCCACAGATAATGTTATTATTGTTCCATTGATATTAGCGACCTTGGCGTTCGTGCCTATCCCAGTTCCAGTCACATCCATCCCGAGTTCAATGTTTTGACTGGTTGGACTGATTAATATTTCAGTTGATGATAGATACTCTGATATAGTAGTTGTTACTGTTCTTTGGAATGTCAATTCTTCATTTATCGTGGAAGTTTTGGATGCGCTCAATGTAACAATGTAATCAGAAATAGACAAAATTGTGGTTCCACCTGGTATTCCAGTTCCTGATACGCTCATACCAGCTGATAACTCAGAAACATTAGAAACATACAACTGATCATTGTTTGCGGTCGCGACACCGCTTCCTGTCTTCTCAATGTCGCCATTGAATGTAATAGTTCCGGAAACTGTCCCAGTGTTCGGCAAACTCAGTATAACAGTTGTTGCATCGGCAAATGCCGATATTGTAGCGCTAGCATCGATTCCTGTTCCGGATGCAGTCATCCCAACTGATAATTCATCTATGTCGGACACTGTTAAGAAATAGTCTTCGCTTTTTGAAGCAATCAAATCTGTTTCTATAAAAGTTCCAGTGCCCGAAACAGTTCCAGTCGGAGGCTTTGATAATGTAACAGTTCCATCTCCAATTGTGGATATGATCGTTCCACTATCTATTCCAGTACCAGATACACTCATTCCAGCTTCGAGTCCTGTGGTCGAAGCAACTGCGATTATATTAACCGAGGTATAAAACTCAGCATCCTTATAAGCATAAGGGTTATCCACAGTGTAAATCCTATCAGTCAAAATCCCATAGTTTGGAACTTCCAATACAATATAGTAGGCATGAACATTAGAGTCCGTGCTGGCGGTGCTGATGTAGGGAAGAGACGCCGACACAAAATTCACAGATTGGATTCCGTAAAGGGGTGTGCTAAGATAGCTGATGAAGTTGTTAGCATCGGTTGTGGCTCTGTCTTTTCTGGTTGAACTATCGATAACGATGTCGTAACTTGACATACTCTATTATTAGATTGCTTTTTTTCAATGAAGAAATCACGGAGGTCCAGATCGTCCAACTCTTCGCTGAATACATCTTCCAGTTCCGAGTATTCAACCTGGGGTTTCAAAATCTGAATACTCTCTTCATGTTCCAGTGGGACCAATGATTTTTCAGAATCTGATTCGGTCTCACTGGAAATTGTGGCATATTCGTCTGGGTCATACTCATAACCTTCCATTGGTTTCTACCAGACACTAGCGTTTTTCAAAAAGAATAAATGACGCAGTTTAACGTCTAGAATTTACGGCGCTCTTTATCATCATCTCAAGTTCGGTCTCGGGTTCCCAGTCAGCCCACTCTCGGACCGCCTGGTTTACCTCCAGATAGCGTTCGTCATCCCCGTCATATTCGCGGAACTCATCGTCGAACCCCATATCGCACTCCTGCACGACCATGTCATCATCGGTCTCCCACCCGTCAGAATCCTCGTCGTCTTCATCTGGCAGTATGGAACCATAGACCCTTCCTGTCAACTTCATGGCGCTCCACTTCATGCCATATTCCATGTCGAGGGCAGTGACGATGCTCCTGCCGGTGGCTTTACAATATTCGGCGGCCACCACAACGGCATTCTCCAGAACGGGCTGGATCGCATTCGTGTAGGCGGCTATGATCTGTTCCTCGCGACTCATTATTATTTTTTAAAATGTCCCTTTTCTTTAAGAGAGGAACATGCAGAAGCCTCCAGTTGGATTCCGTGGTGACACAGGTATTGGTGCCTTGACTGCCCTAAAAGGTGTGGGACAACAGGATGAGTTTCTCTATGAAAAAGTTGCCAAAGAATATAGATATCCTGAATACACACAAACCACCCCATCTTATCGTTTCTATAGACCCACTGAAAATGTGTTTCTGGGTGAAGAGATCAGACACACATTCAAACCAAAGGAAATGGGAGATTTGCTCACCGGACTGATGCTAAACTTTAAATTACCATCCTCGTCAGGAACTCCCACGTGCTTGAGAAATGTAGGTCTATCGATGATTCGAAAGATTGATCTTTTGGTGGATGGTCTCGTCATTCAATCCATGCGAGGTGAGTGGATGTCCATATACGAGTCCATGTATTCTACGGCACAAGAACGTCAAGATGTTCTCAACACGATGTTCAATTTGGGAACTCAATTTGACTCGCAGCCCACACTCAAGGTCAGTGACACCAGTCAGCGCCTATTTTATCCCCTGCCATTTTTCTTCAATCGACACTACGTCGATTCCAAGATTGGAACCAGCTCCTACCGCGCTCCACTTCCTCTGTGTTCCATGCACAATTCAGAGTTGACCATCGTGATACAATTTAGGTCTCTGTCCGAAATCTTCAGCGACACCAGCGGCTTTGCGACCGGAGCGGATCTCACCGAATTCAAATTCGTCACCCAAGAAATCACGTTGACAGATCAAGAACGATTCATGTTTAGGTCCACGCCGCAGCGTCATCCCATCGAAAAAATCAACACCGAGGAGATCGAACTGCCAGCCACGTTGGACGCCAAATACAGATACTATTTCAACAGCGCCTACTCATGCCGAGCGATATTCTGGTCATTCAAAAACAAAGTCACCGGTTACAATCCACAATTCTACAACCCCATCATTTCGGCAAGAATCACTACACTCAACAAAACTGATAGAAATGAAGTCAGAAAACCATTATTTCTTCAAGAATACCAAGCTTATGTGCACAATTTTCATAACAACGGAACCTTTTATGCATACTCGTTCGCCGAACAGCCTCTTCAGGTGGTGCTAGGTGACTACGAGTTCAGAGCCCCTAGACCTCAGAGCGCCTACATCGACATGTTCTTCACCACCGTGGCAGACAACTACCTTCTCTGGGCGAGTCAGTTTGCAGCCTCGATCCAAGATTACACGATTGCCAATAGACGCATCCTACTGAACACGAGCGTAGGCCTGGGAGGCGCAAATATTCTAAAGACTCTGAGAATGAATCCATATGGCTACCTCAGAACCAACACGGCCAGAGTG